CAGTTATCAGCCCTACGCTTATCATCCAAACGCTGAGGTGCTGTATCTCCTGTTTGTGCTACTCCAGGAACAGACATACTCTGAGGCTTAGCGAAGTTTTTGTCGGCTTTCACTGAGTCTTTCTTGCTATCAGGGTTAGGAACGAATCTCTTAACCGCTTTGTATATGTCCACCCATTTCTCGTATCCGTCAGGGCGTCCGTTGAATGCATTAGCTACTTCTGGGTAATGAAAAGCTACATAGTCAAGGTTTTCCTGACTACATACTTGGTCGTAATCCCTGTATTCACGCTTCAGACGATAGGGGGCTTCTTCTGATTCGCGTTGAATCCTTGCCTGTTCTTCTTGTTGCAACCTTTGCTTGAATCTAGCATCGATTAGAGCTTCGATCTTCTGCTCATCTGTCATTTCTTCTTGAGACGTATACGATTGTTGATGAGTTTGTGGTTGAGACTTGTTTAATAAAGCCTCCATAGCCTTCTTGAGAGCCTCTGCTTCTGCGCTCTTTTGTGCGGCTATCCGATCGCTTTCTTCCTTCGCCTTACGCTCTTGCTCTCTTACCTCACGGAATTTACGCCAATTTATTTGCTCTTGTGTTTCTGCAGGCGGTGCAACTTGAGCTTGCGCTTGTGGTGCTTGTGTTGTATCCTGAGGCTTATCTTTAACTTGATCCGTTTGAGGTTGCATGCAAAATACTCCTGATGATTCTTTAATTGAAATTTTAGAGGAAACACCTAATGCTGACAAGATAGATGTAAGAAAAGAATTGCAGCATTATCGCACTGTTATAGGGTTTATGGGTGCCAATGCTCCCATCGGCGTTCTATGCCTTCCTAGGGCTATCGAGAACATTCTTGCTAAGAACGATATTGTCCGAGTGTATGACCTTATTAACCATAGCTTGGACGGGATCAAGGGGCTCGGTAAAGAGCGGATTGACTTGATTCGGGCTCGCTGCGATGAGTTCTTTTCTGTGACGATTTAGGTATTCGCTTTCTGATAGCATATCTATACCTGATTCTTTGCGGATATACGGCCAAAATGTGAAGTTGAAAAACGCATCGCACCAGCCTTTCATTTGCTTCCAGGTAGGGTGGACAATAGCACATTCGCTCAACTCCGCCATCGTCGCAGCATTTGGTAATGTCCATAATCTCTTCGTAATGGTCGAAGCGCGTTTGTTGTACAGGAATATCGTTTGTGATGGCCTTGGTGATGGTAGATATAGCATTGCAAAAAACTTTCTTCGCATTACATTCTTTAGAAGTGGGTCTGTGGCTAATAGATATCCGATGCAATATTCCTCCTCTGCAAATATTTTATTATGCCTTTCTGCGCATATATAAAGTTGCTCTTCAATGTCCTTTGTCATAGAATAGGCTACTTCCATCGACGAATATTTCGTTTTATCGGAAGCAGCCTCCAAACATAGTTGTCCAGCGGTTTTTCTGATTATCTCCGCTTCGTTCTTATAGTCTATTATCTTACTCAATGATCCGTCTCGTTGACTTTTTTGTATGACGTATTACGATCCTTAGCACACTTAGGATTGTAAAGATCCATGATCTTATTTCCTGACATGCCAGCTTTCTCGTAGTGCTTTTCCCAATGCTCTCCTGGGATAGCACGCGCCGAACCTTTCATAGGAACTGACGCGTCTTTTCCATGGTCATGATGGTGTTTCATCAAAATAATCTTTGTTTTTAATTTTTAAATCAACATACAGCCTGTATATTTCTAAAGAAAGATCCTTGATCCTATCTGATAGTCTAAACATAAGACTTATTTTATCAGTGTCACTTATAAATATACTGTTTGATACAAACAAAGAAAGTTCGGATGTTCTTGAAATATCTTCAACTTTACCTACTATCATGTTTATTATTGCTGTTGTTAATTCTTTATTAGTCATTTAATACTTCATCTTATGTTTCTTGACATATCCAGAAAGCTTATTTACAGATTCCTTAAGGTCTTTAGGATTCTCCATTGTGCTTTGTGATGCATATTTGCTTCCACCTAGCATTGGTTCTCCTTGACCCTTTTCCCAATGTTCTGAAGGCATTGTGTTGCCAGATTTTCTTCCACCTTTGTCTGCCATAACTACACTCCTGCTGTCTCCAGCTTTTGTTGTTCTTTTTCTTGATTAGCCGTTTTGATAGCTTGGGCTAGCTCAAATGATGATTTGATTTGACCAAACTGCATATCTTCTAGCTCCATCATCATTTTCACTAGTTCGTAATCCGCTTTCATCGTTTCGTGTTCTGCTTGCGCTTGCGTCTTACCTATATTCGCTAGCTTTTCTTGAGCCGAGGCCATCAATTCCTTTTCTTTCGCTAAGTCTACGCGGCTCTTGGCGTACTTGGACATCATATCTGCTTGCGTTTTCTTTCCTTCTTGCTCAGCTTGCGCTTGCATCTGTTGTTGCTGCGCTTGCTGCTCTTCCATCATATCTTCTTCGATCTGCTTTTTATTTGTAATAAACGCAGCGCGCACGATTGACTTATTAGCGATGGGGACACCGATCTCTCTAAAGTGCAAAAGTTGTTGTAGTTCCATTTGCCTTTGGCTCGTAGAATAGTTACCCTCCTCGACAGCCACAGAATATTTAAGGGAATGCGATGTAAAGAAGCGCGGATCGGGTTCTCTTCCCAATATTGACGCGATTTTACCTCTAGAAAAGTTCTTCCGGATCGCTTGGAGACGGATTTTTCCATATAAACGCTGCGTGTAATCGGATTTGTCAAGAATCCCCTGAAGGGTGACAATCCCCGCAGACTGTCGCAACATAGATAATATTCCCGCTTTATCATCTGTCGCACTTCCCAATAGTTCCTCATTGACTCCGCTAATCTTTGTAATGTCTTCACTTAAGCTCTTTGAAAGTTCGATAACGCTTTGGGGTATACCTTGAGGGTCTAGCCTTTGGATCTCGTTAGGGAGTCTACCAGCTTTAAGAGGTATCACGCAACCGTTTTGCGTTTGACGGAAGGCTTTGGGATCTACCACAGCGTCAACTGGATATATCCAAGCGTTTTGTACTTGAGATTGTAGCAAGTCTAGTTCTATGACCTTTCGCATGTTGTAGAGGTATTGGGCATCCCTAAGGCCACGAACTACCCCAGTCTGTCTCCATGCATATAGCTGTATATCCGGGTCATAATAGCAATGGTGTGGGACGAAAGGGTAGGGGTCAATATTAAGAAGGTTAGCACCATGATATAGGATATGCTCGCCTATGCTAAGGATAAGCTTAACCGTCGGTACTTGCGTCTTCTTTGTGATGAGCCATGGTTGTTGCTTAAGAACTTGCTCCATCATATCATCTTGCTCTTCTTCATCCTCTTCCCATTCGACAGATTCACCTGTCTTTGGGTCTAGTATGATAGTAGCTTCACGAGTAGTGCGATAATGCACCTCATCGAATGCGAATAGCTTGTTGGTGGCTAGATTTAGCAATTCAGCTTGTAAAGGGAAGCGCCCGTCCTTATTGCTGTTTGTGCGCATCTTATCGATTTCTTTCGATCTGCCAGGTAGTAGAGTCTTGGCCGCTTGCTTGTTTAGCCAACGCCGCCTCCAGATAAAGGAACAATCAGTGAGATCCATTTTCCTATAGTAGGGATCAATCAAATAATTTGAAAAACTGACCGAGTCGGTAAAAAGATCTCCGCTGATAGGATCAAGGGTATAGTCAGGATAAAGATGCAACAGATTACTACCCACGTCCAGGCAGTTCTCAAAACTTTGGCTGAAGTACTCCTGAAATCCATCACGTTCTTCGCTCCACTTAAGGGTTTTGTTGTAGTCATCGGCAAGTGGATCTGTTTCGTTTGTTGGTATTGTGATGGTAGATTTTCGGTTCTTACGCTGATAACCTGCTATCATCTTGATATGGCGCATGATGAGGTTAAAGAAGAAGCGCCTAGCTTGATAGTAGTTGTTGTCACCGTATATCATGCTGTATAGAGACTGATCGCCTACTTTGAAACGCTTATCTATTGCTCCCTGTACCCAGTACGCGCTATTCTGCGGATAGCTGGACAAGTAGAAATGATCTTTCATAGCTTTCAGATTTACATTACCCTGATCCGTTGGATCTACATAGCCAAGGCTAAATCCCGCCTGTGATTCATATGATCCCATGCAACACCTTTTTTATAAAATAAGCTATATCATTTATTCTTTTTCCTTGTCAGGGAAATCTCTTTCGTATGCATTGAATCCTTTCGTTACAGGAAGCACGTTTTTCACGTTATTTTCTGATTGCGATTTCCTAACTTTCTTTATCTGACACTCAGAGCAATGATTCTTGATTTTTGGATAGAAAAATGACCCATGCTTAACTTGTCCGCATGTTTTGCAAAGTCGATGATATTCTGGTATGTTCAAAAATACCCTCCTCCACCTATACGCCCAAAAGGATCTGTAGTGTCTCCATAGATATCACGACGTATGTCATCAATACCACGATTTTCTTCGGGATTGTTGAACTCTCCATTAGTGAATTTGCTGTAAATAGCATAGCGAAGAGCGTCAGCTATGTGCTCGAATTTCTTTAATGGCTTATCTTCGCCTCTATCCGCAGCTGCAGGATCCCAGCAATATGACTGCATAACTTCGATAAGGGTTTTGCATCCCTTTTGAATCACTATATTCTTGCCGGCAACGAATTTGGATACAACCTTGATACCAGCAAGTACATCGTTTTTCGCGTCCAAAACAGGTAATCCACGATTGCGCAGTTCGATTTTAAGAGAGGCAGCGGATGGATCAACGTATACGCTAGAGATGTTATGATATCCGATGAATCTTTTAATATCATTCGCGAGTTCATCATCTGTTTTCTGTCGGCCTTGTTTAACAGAATCATAGTAATATTCCGCTTCGACAGTAATTTGTGGCCATCTGTTTGGGCGTACACCGCATAAGACTGCTGCCGTTGCATTGCTTGTTCCATAGTCTATTCCCACAATATAATAGTTAGGATTTTCTTTAGGATGCTCATACATGTTTTCATGGTCAAAGGCATCGTAGATCAATCCATGCGCGACTGCCCATTCTCCAAGTATGTAACGCTTGTACCACATACCTGTGTACATCTTCTTCATTCGCTCTTTGTAGGCTGTCTCCAAGATAGGATTGTCATCCATCAAGAAAGTCCAGTACTTAACTTCCTTTTCCTTAGCCTGATCGATAATTTCCTTTTTAAACCAGTGCGCCGGGCCTTCTGGGTTGCAAGTACCAAGCAGTTGTGATCCAGGTATACGTAGACGGCCTATAAGCATGTTCCAGACGTTTTGAGGCATGTTAACCACTTCGTCACAATATGCTAAAGCCAGTGTCATACCTTGAATGTCTTTAACTGCACCGCTATCGTGTACACCTTTGAAGTATACGTCTTTACCGTACAGTTTATCTTGCATTGACTTAGGGCCTGGAAGAGGGAATCCTAGTCTAGGATAGAGAAGAGAAAGCACGTTGTGTTGTATAGTTGTACGGCTAACACCAGTGATAAGGACATCACCTTGCGGGCCATTTCTAAGCCTCTCAATAAGCTTATCTACGCTGATGTGTGTCTTGCCGCTACTGATTGCACCTACCCATATATTAAACGGGGCTGTCGCTTGGTTGTAGCTTAGGATCTGCTTGTCGCTGTAAAGCATCTTTCGCTTCTCTGAGCTGATAGTTTAGTTCCAATATCTTTTGATTAGCTAAGATTAGCTCATCTCGTGGGACAGAGTTTGTAATTGGATCTTGATGGTCTTTCTGACCAAGATACTGTTTACCTAACCATATAGACATAGCAGCACTTTTATTTGCGTGCTTAATCTGCAATCTTCTTAAGCTACATTTACCATTCTCTGTGAACTTTTTATATATAGTCGGAAAGTCATCAAACTTGTATTTTTTGCAAGCTTGTCTATACAACGTGTCTTTTGAAACATGAAGCATGGAAGCTATCTCATCATGAGTGCATTGAATATGGCATAATTGCTCAAACATATTCCAATCTATAGGCTTCTCTGGTCTACCCATCTTAGCCATTAATCAATTTCCTTTCCGCAATGAGGGCACATTTTGCATTTCTTTGGTTTATCTTCTGATTCGATTTCCCCTAAATCTGTGATATCAGCTCCCTCAAATTCATTAGAAGCGAATCCCCAATCCATAAGATCTGGTATCTGGAACTCGTTTGCGAGTATGTCCCAGTCCCATTCGCCTGTGTTTTTGTTGTGGCGTATGACAGCCTCTTCGATTTCTTTGTCGTCTAGAGGGCGTTCAGGTATGAGACAAGGAACTTCTTTATAACCCATCTTTTTGAGGACTTTAACGCGTGCATGGCCACCTATAATAGTGCCATCAGGCTGAACTAATGGCTTATCGGTAAGGCCGAATTTAGTGATGCTAGCTTGTATATCGTCGGATTTCTTTTGGGTGAGCTTACGTGGGTTCTTGTGATATGGCTTAAGTTCAGATATTTTGCGAGTTTCTGTATGCCATTCAATCATGCTTTTGCAGCCTTCTTTTTGTATGCTGTAGCAATTTTGGCACGCGCTTTAGCAAAATCCGCATCAATCTTAGCCTCCATCCTATTGTCAGAGCGATTAGCTCCCTTGGAGTGCTGGGCCCTAGAAGCTGCTCCTTTTGCCTCTTCTGCAGCAAGAGTGCTAAACTTCTTCTCTCGAGCGGCTGCTTTGAGTAAGTCACTTTTTTTTGTCATTTTTAGGTATCTCTTTTCTAGAGAAAAATTCCGTAAAGAATTTACCCTGAGGTAATTTTAACATATCTTTATTTACAGGACCAGATGGCTTGGGAATGTAAGAAGGAATGACTTCTTCTTTCATATCATCGTCATCGAAAAGGTCAAGTTGTGTTCCATAATCCATAGTTAAACCGTGCGATAGACCCAAGATGATGTTTTGTCGCCCTCTGCACCTCTAGCTTTCGACTAGGTTCCGGTATCGATTTGTCATCACGGCAGCCTTTGCACAGGCCTGTTTCTCGCACTTAATCCATATATCCGGAAATTCCGTACAGTTAAAAGAGGATAACGCAACTCTCCACAATCAACCAAGTTTAACAGGCGCATCCTCTATGGGGTATGATAGCATATATTTAGCAAAGGTCAAGGCAAAGTTGATTAAATATATGTTTATATGTTGCATGTTAATCAACGTTGTGCTATATTGGTACCATAAACGCAAAACCAAAGGAAGGTTATGGAAACACAAAAAGAATTGTCATACGAAGAGATAATGGTATTGGTCAGAAGCGGCGAATGGGAAAGGATGCAAAACGTAGAAAAAGAAATTGATTGGAGTGGCTCTGAAGCAGAAAAAAGAGCAAACCCAGAATCATCTTATGATAGAGCATGCCGAAGATATAGAGAATGTGAAGATAGGAAAAGATATGAGGAATATTGCAAAAACCCCGAATCTTGGGATTTTTAAGGAGAGGTTAGATGAGTAAAACACACTGGAGCATGTATATCGACTGTGATATACTCGACCGCTTTCGTGATCATTGCAAGGACGAATGCAAGAGCATGTCTAAGACGATTGAGAAGCTAGTGAAGGAGTATCTCGATGAGAAGGAGGACGAGGAATGAGTGAGATAGAAGATATCATGGTTAACTTGTGCTACATGAATGCAGTCGGAAAAGTATTCGATAAACTCGCAGAAATCAAGGATTTGCAGTTGCATGAAGTTAATATACTGGGTGAAACGCTTATGAAAGCGATGGACGAGTGGAGCAAGAAAACTGGACGAAAACTGGACTACAAGGACTGATATGGCGCAGATACAATTTGAGCTATTCGCACCGATACCTTCTGAGGTTGAGATGCTACGAGCAGATGTCAAGGAGCTTCGAGAGCTTATCCATAGAGTCAGGAAAGGTCAGTTCGCTAAGATCGGAGACTTGACTAAGATGTATCTTGAAACTAAGGAACGTCTAGATATTTTGGAACGCAATATTTGCAGAGGAGAGAAGTGATGGACTGGCTACAGGTAATGACATTGTTCGCAGCTAATGCAGGATTGATTCTTTGGTTTAGGTCAGAATCTCGCAGTGATTGGAGACAGATGGATGCTAAATTCGATGCTCATCTTACTGCAATTCACGAAGAGATGAAGGATTTCCATGGACGTTTGTGCGCGATAGAGGAACGAAACAGAGGGGATAAGAAATGAATTGGCTAAGAAAACTCATACTGGAATGCGTGTTAAGCGCTCTAGAACAAAGAGGAAAATTTGATATAATACATCAAAATAGAGATCCTACTGATAGAGATGACCTACCATCGAATAGCACCTGGATAAATAAATATACAGGAATAAAATATGAAGCAATATCTAGAAAAACACAATGGAAAAAGGTTGAATAATGAATTGGTCAACTGTTTTATTTTTAGCATTATTAGCTATTTTGATAGCTATACTTGTTAAGTGTAGTGATAGCAAACCAGAGCATGAATATCCATATCCTACGTGGGATAAGGAGCATAGGTTAGGTCACGAGTACTTGATCAGAACACATAAAGGACAAGTTAGTGTTGTGCATGATCCTGATTGCTTATGTCGAAAGAAATATGTGGTGGGATATGACTACTGATAAGAAAGAGCCATGGTTAGGAAAAGAGTGGAAGGAAGCAGAGGCTAGGATAGACAGCGATATCATCGTGTACGAGGTTCCAGAAAACACATTTCACAAAGGGTATGTGTATGGGCTGCAGAAAGCATGGAGATTGCTAAAGGAAGGTCTGAAGAAAGATTATGCTAGCAAGGATTCATAAGGCAAAGTCTTTAGGGTTGAGCACGATATGGCTCCCCTTTTTTCTAAAGGGCACTCTGCCGTGGTATATGAAATAGTAGATCTGCTGCTTTTGCAGGCCTAGCATGTCTGCTATCTGGCGCACTGAGTACTCGGATTTTTTGTTGTTGTGTACGAGCTTTCCTTTGTACTTCGTTTTGTCTCTGTTCCATCGATTATCGAGGTATTTTTTATATGAGTCTTCTTTTATGTAGATCTTTCTATCTTGTTTTATATACTCGATTCGTTTTTCATTGACAAGTAAGTACAACATCTGGTTAGTGATGCCGTATCTCTCTGCGAGTTCGCTTATTCTTAGATATTCTCTACTCATCGTCTTTACCATAACCAAAATATGCCATCAATTTACTCCAAAGTTTCGCTATCAAGAAGAATCCCACCATACATAAGATTGAGATGAGGACTAAACACAAACCTGCTATTGCCATAGCGCACGTACTCATAATGGGTTTAACTTTTCTTGCATATCTTGCAAGACTTCCTTTATGCGACTTGCTTGATACTGCATAATTTCAAGCTGACGCAAATCGTATTCGTGTTCGCGGCGTCTACTGGGTAGCCAACGAAAAAACTTCTCGTCATGATCGAAGATCTTTTGTTGTAGGATATTCATGTCTTGCGTAAGTTCGTGTAGCGTTCTCTTCTGATGAGATATCTTTTCTAAGAGACACTGTCTCTTCATTTCATCCATGGTAACCCTAAGTAAAATTATATGTTATGGATAGAGATGATTTTAAGCAAACTGTTTTATAAGGATTCGATTGTGATATGGCATGCGTATTCCTTTGCTTTTTCTTGCTCATACGTCCATTTGATTTGGTTGTCTGCATCGGCACGGCCAGGTGCCAAACCAGGAATTAGCATGTCTGCGATGAAATCGCGGATACACTTGCATGCACCGATCAAGTTATCCTCATCCAACGAACGGGGAGCTATCCTTTTTATCGTAACGACACATGGTATGTGGTATGAGTCACCTTTTCCACAAAACGCAATTTTAAGCCATTTCCGTTGGTTTTTACGGCGTTTGTGTTTTGCAGTCCAATGCTCTGACATGTTTAGCTCGGATACAATCCTAATTGGTATCGTCACTTCGAGTCGCATTGCATCAGCCTCCTAACATCCTCGTCCTCTTCTAAGCTAGACCTCCATTTCTGGATATTAGATTCGTCCCACCCTGTCCATGTAAAGTGCACCACATCACCCACTCGACGGATTTCCTTATCCCCTTTCTCTAGGATAGCAGGGCACACAGATATCCATGGGTCTTTTTGGTATTCCTTGTGAATGCTTGCTATCACGTTGTCTAGCGTTTTCCCTTCGATCTCGGTAAATGTGTGGTTGTCATGCATCACCCAAAAGCTTATTGTGTCTGGCGTTTGGCACTCGCATTTGCATTTCATGTCTTATCCTTTACGCAACAGGCTGTTTCGTAATTGGCCAACAGGTGTATGGCTAATTGATCTATCATAACCATGCCGATTTACCCTTACCGTAATAAGGGCTATCATTTGTATCATTTCCTAACCGATACCAATGATCGTCTTGATGATCGCATATTTTGCTAGATAGCAGGTTTAAGACATAGTGTAAATCCTTACATTCTCTTGATTTCACTGAATACGCCTGAAAGAACCGATCCATCCAAGGTTCCAGAATTTCTTGAGATTTTCTAAGGTCTTCCGCTAGTTTTTCATGCTCTTCTTTTGTGAGTGGGATTTTTTTCATTTGATACAAACCTTTCTTAATTTACATGTATTGTTTTTCTAAATTCATTCTCAAAATCTTTCCATACAACGTCGAATGATTTATGAAAAGACATTACCTCACCTGGAAAAAGAGAAATATGCCTCAAGAAACACTGATGTAGTAATGACATCTCGCCGTCATGCATAAAGAACAACTCATCGTTATCTGGTATGGTGAATTTTGCTATTTCATCTATGAAAGGGATCTTAAGTCCGTTTTTCAGAATTATTGAAGATACGCAATATCCCTTATCCTCATCATAATCGTTGTCGAAACATGATATATCATCGAAATTGACAAGGACTCCGTGATATGTCTCTATGAATTTCATATGTTTTTCCTTTGCGTTAAAGTGGCGCTCTAGATACCGACCCTTATGTCTTAACCATAACGTGCTCTAGTCAACGGCTGCGCCTGCCATAAATTTACATGAGGATAACATCAAATCCAGATTCTTCCGGATAATCTCTTATCGTTTCTTCGTTTGTTTTGCTTGACCACTCCCCATCGTTCTTAATATATATTTCATTTAGTTTGTAATAAATTTCTTCTAAAACATTCTCTGGAATCCTATCGGATATCAAAGAGATTAGATAATCTTTTTGATCTTCTACTATCTTCAATTTACACAAAATCCTAGATATCCTGCAGATCAACCTATCTTGAGACATTTGTGGATACTTTTCTTCGATCTTCATTTTTCACCTTTTTCTAAAATTTTGGTATTCTTCTGTCTGGTCCATCCATCCTGCATATAATTCCAGAAGCAACACGACTTGTAAAAGCCCCACCAAACATTTCTTGCATCTGCTGGGAATTTAAATTGGTGGTTACGATGGTACATAACTTTTCTTTATCTGAATATCGCTTATCCACAAGACAATAAAGAAAATCCATAAAGGAATCTGACGGTTTTCTTGTTCCTATATCATCCAAGATGAGTATTTTCTTGCTAATCAAATTCTCTAGTCTGTAGAAAGTATTTCCGTATTCTGCAAAATCCTTTTGCCACTTGATGTTAAGATCAGACTGAGTAATCACTTCAGCTTGATCTAGTGGATCCGTGGTAATATGCAGTATATCACAAAGAACGCTTCTGGCTGAGTAAGTCTTACCTGTTCCGTTGATTCCAGCAAGAAGCAAAAATCCTTGGGGATTTTTAACATATTCGAATAGTTTTTCTTTGATATGATCTGGCTGCATGCATTTTTCTACCCAACCCATATCAAAACGCCTTGGCAAGTTGATTTTCTATAGGGTTTCCATCCATCCCTATGACTCTACGGTCATTTGGATTGTACTGGGGTTTGTTTGTGGATATCTTGCCTTTAGCTAAATCCTCATCGTATCTTTTGCACACCCAACCACCATTGCACATAGTGTGATAGTCACTTTTGTACTTCTTTCCTGTCGCACCTAGATAAGATTCCAGAATATCTAGCATACCTTCGACTTTGGCATTACCGTTTATAGAGACAAGCTTATCGTATTCCGTCTGCGACAATGAAACATGATCCCTGAATTTGATTTTTGAGATTTTTTTCTCTTTTTCGATAGGTTTTGGATCTTGGGGGGTAAGGGGGGTAATATCTTCTTCTCTCTTATCTCTCTTATTATATCTATGTTCGTGGTTGGGCAGTGGTTGGGCAGTGGTTGGGCAGTGGTTGTTTGAGTGGTTTTGACAAGTTATATTTATATCGTAAACTCCTAAGTCTATAATCTTTACCAGAGTTCCTTTAGTGGTTGATCCAGTGGTTGAATTTTGCCTAGTACGATTACTTTCTTTAAAAAGTACAATCTTTTGTTTAATCAAGAGATCTAGAGCCGTTCGATATTCCTGACGAGTAAATCCGCATTTTTCCCAATCTCCAATTTGAGCATCCCCAATCTCTAAACCATCTGGCTGATCGGGTATTCGTCTTGCTCTTTGAGCTATTATGGTTAAAAGGCGAAATGCATTAGGATGTTCGAGTAACAGGAATTTTGTTTTTTGGGGAAGATCGAA